TTACACACGCCTTCAGAATCAGTCGCGCTTCCATCTTTGCGAGTGCCACCACCACCGCCGCCGCCGCCACCGCCTGCGCGAATGAAAGCTCCCGAAGCGTTGTTCACAATCACGGTCACGTCCTGGAAAGAAATTGCGTTGCCGCCTGCGCCCCCCGCTGACCCAGATGACCCATTGGCACCACCGGCCCCACCGGCTCCGCCTTTGCCAACAATTGTTCCATTGTTGTTCAGTGTCAGTGTGCTGCCCGAAACAAGATCAACAACCATAGCCGGTGTTGTTGTGGCTGTAGCTGACACGGTAACACCAGCATTTACGTTGAGGATTACCTCGATGGCGTCACTGCCGTTCCAGCTATAGTTATTGCTCAGGTCGTTTGCGAGATTGTAGTTTTCTACGTTAGCGCTCAGTGTGATCGTTGTTACGCCGGAAACGCTAACACCGCCGTGGACAATTGGGAGTAGAGACATTTATTGCAGCGCCTTGACCGTCAACGCTGAGAAGGTAGTGCTGCCGTCGTTGTACCTGGTGATGTATAGAAAAAATTCGTGCCCGTTTGTGGTGGTCAGGGTATCTCCGTCCACGAGGGTGAACCCGCTCGTCGTTAACGTGCCAGCGCTACCACCGCATTTCATCAACAGAACCATCGTGCAGTTCTTTGCCGGTGGTGCCAAGGTGTGAGCACCGCCGTTAACAAAGTGCTGGAAGTTGCCGCTGTCAGGGTCCGGCGTGAAAGTTCCGGACGATTTAGTGCCGGCATCCGTGGTCGCGCTCGAAAAGCCCGCGGTCAACTCGTCGGCGGTATCGGCCTTCAAAATGTCAGCGTCGGCCGCTTCAACGCCCAACGCTGTGCGGGCATCGCTGGCGGACGTCGATCCCGTTCCGCCGTTTGCGATGGGTAGCGCTCCGCTGACCGCTGACGCCAGTGGAACCTGCCCGTATGACGGGTCTGTTCCGTCAGAGATTAGGACGCGGTTTGCCGCACCTACCGCCAGACGCGCCGTGGCGTTGCTCGAGTTCCGGACGATGATGTCGCCTCTGGTTGTCATCGGATCGGATAAGTTGCCCGCGTCGCCGGTTCGGGTAAAAGAGAAATAGAGATCGTCGCTGGCACTTAACGAAACGCCAGCGCTACTGACGTGGGTTACCGGCACGATCAAGTGCGTCGTGTTATCGGTTACGGTGCCACTGATCGCGAACACGATGCTCGAACCTGGCGCACCGGACTCACGAATAACGAGGTGCCCTTTAACGGGCGACGTGCTGTCGTCCCACGTAACAATATAATCGCTGACATCAGGGTTACCGGTAGAGGCCGAGGTCGCTGAAAAACAGATCTGTGTTACCGATCCGATGGTGGCATGGTTAAATCGGACACCGCCGGCCGACGGGTTGGCCATGGATGTCGAGGTCTCGAATTCAAAAAAGATTGCGGCAGCCGCTGCCTCGGCAGCATTCGCGGACGATGCCGCGTTGGTTGCTGACGTGGATGCTTCGCTGGCTTTTGTGGTCGCCGTGGTTGCGCTTGATGCCGCATTGGTTGCCGATGTTGATGCTTCACTTGCTTTCGTTGTAGCCGTGGTCGCGCTCGATGCCGCATTGGTTTCGGACGTAGATGCATTGGATGCGCTCGTCGATGCTTCACTTGCTTTGGTCGTCGCCGTTGACGCGCTCGAACTGGCGGAGCTGGCGCTCGAGCTGGCGGAGCTGGCGCTGGAACTTGCAGACGTGGCGGAGCTTGCGGCAGCCGTGGCGCTTGCGGCGGCATTGGTGGCCGACGTCGTCGCACTGGCCGCGTCGACGATAAGATCCCATTTTGCGCTGTCCGCGTTGGTCGTCAGTGGCTGAGAGCCCGAGCTGGTGTGCGCGGTGTTAGCCTGAAAGATGTTATTCGTGGATGTGTCCTTAACCAAATCACGAACAACGTAAGACGTGCTTGCAGCCCAATTACCCCGAAAGGTGCCAAACTCCTGCGTCGTTTCCGGTGCGCCGGTCGAACTGTTAAAGGACAGGATCTTGCCGGCGCGGAGCGTCGCGTTTTGAAGCACGGCTGCGCTGGTTTCATCGATCGGCAGTTTCAGTGAGCGGTCGACGTCGTCCTTGAGGCGCAACATTTGCCGGACACGGCTGTCGTGCATCGGCTCCAGCGTGTCGGCGGGCGAGACCGTGCCACCCCTGGGCAGGTCGGTGGTTTGTGTAAAGTCAGGTTTGAGCTGTATGACGAGCTTGGTTCCAGACGCCGGTGTAAAATCAGACGGGCTCGTGGCTATCGTAACCGTACCCGCAGAACCTGTGCCGGCGCCGGTTAGGGTATACTCCGTGCCCAAAGTGAACTCGGTTTCCACACCGGTTGCCGTGACCACGCTTGTGACGGTGACCTCGTCGTTGCTGGCAAAGGTGAACGACGTGGAAAAACTCGTCGTACTGCCATTGCCGGCATAGCTGACTTTGTTGGTCTCTGCTGATACGACCAATTTTGCCTCCTTGCAAAACACAATATGTTGGGGTAAGTTTAACAAAACCTACCACATATTGTGTTTCAACGCTAGTTAAGTGTTAAAGATTCGGTTATCTGTCGCCTTGCATGATGGATTTCCATACGCCCTCGGCTACAGAATCCGGCGGTGTTTTGAGCTCGCCGTAGGTCCACTTTGTCAAATAGTCTGCCGTGCGGGCCATTGTGCTCGAGCCAGGCACGCCAGCTATCTGACCGCCGACCTGTACCATTTTTTTAGCGAGCTCCGAGGAATTGTTCACGGTTGGGTCTGAATAAACTTGCCCTATTTTGCTCGGAATACGAACAAGATCCTTTGCGACGCTCTCCATGGGCGTAAGATCGATGCCGAAGTGCGGATTGATCGCAAGCCCCGCAAAATCGCGGATAAACACAAATTGCCCAGATGTATACGATACAATAGATTTTAATGTCCATTTCGTCCAAGCGAACAGGTAACCGTCCTCTTCTTCATCTTCGTCGCTGGGCCAGGCATCCAATATTAATGAGCCTATTAATGCCGGATAAATTTGCAGCATCATGGTCTGCGCTATGAAATCGCTCTTTAACAACGCACGGGGTATGCTCGAGCCGTCTTGGCGGGCTTTTGCCCACGCCTCGGCTTGCAACTGGTATGTGCTGTTAAAATAGGAATACAGAAGTGTCATGAGCTTCATGGTTTCGGAGCGCTGTTGCACCATGCTCAGGTTTAAGGCGCCGCCGGCGGATTGGGTAATGCGGACAACCTGGTCCGCATATTTGATCGCTTCTACTTGATCGGATTCATTTATGCCGTCGACGCGACCCATCATGGCCTTATTATAAGCACCATACCAGGTGGGGTATGCGACAGTCAGCATGTCCACATAGGTCATGGGTGCAAACCCTTTTGCGCGTATATCATCGAACTTGTTGTCGCGTTGTAGCGAGTTGGCGATGTCGTCTAGTTCTCGGGTCATGGTGCGAGCTCGCTCGCCCATGTAAACGGAGAGGCTATGAATGTATGCAATTTGCTCTTTATAGCTTTTGCCTTCCGTTTTGAAAAACCAACTATAACCGGCTCCCGTTTCTCTGACTCCTATTTCGGCAAAGGATTGCGAAACACCCAAGGGCTGCGTCAAAATCGATCGAAGATTGAAACCCATGATTGCGGTGGTAAAATTAATTCGCGAGTTCATCATTATTTTGTTAAACGGCCCAAGCTCAGTAGTTGCTACCTGACCGGTTGCAGTCCGCACTAAGATTTCTTTCATGTTGTCGTAAAAGGGTCGGCCCATTGTCGCTTCGATTGCATTTTGAACGTCTTTATTCAAAAGCACATCGGCGGCTTCCTGTATCGCTTCACGATAAGCAAGGTCTTGCGTGACCTGGTCGAGGTGCTTGTTGACGACGGCGAGGTCCACCCGAACCGGACGACCGCCGCTCCCTACCCTTCCAATTGTATGGCCGTGAGTTGTCTGGGCGCGGGCAAAGCCACCCACCTCCGTCAGCCTCTTCATCGTGTCTTCGGTTTCGGCCCGTGCCCTGGTATCTTTAAGAGAATCGTAGACTAACGGATAATACGCCCCAGTCATAATGCGGCCGTTTACTTCGAAAGACAGAGGCTCCACTTTGGGAGGGGCTATACCAGTTGTGCGTTCTTCCAGTGATTTCACTCCGCTGACGGTTCGCCCGTTAGGCAGCGTGACATCCTCCCAAAAAGAATCAATTAGCTTCCAGGTTGCCTCGATGTAATTCAACGCATTGTCGTCGAGGGTGGATAGAATTTCCTCGATCGCCTCTTCGTTCCACAACTCACCAAACTGTTGTTTTCGGAACTGATCTTCGAGAACTGCCTCCCGACTGCTCTCGTTGCCCCAGTTCAGTGCAATTACCATCCGTGTTTCGAGCCGGAGATGAAACCCGCCCAACGCCTGTATAGGCACCGCACCCTCGCCAGTAGAAAAGCTCTTGCGCTGTTCCTCCGTCAACAGGTCGGCCATCTCGTCTTGCTGTTTGAGCAGCATGGAGATCATGACGGCTTTGTTGTCGCTCGCTTCCGCCAGTTTATCAAAGACGGCAGACCACATGGGACCGTTCGCCTCAAACCCGTCAAGCTGGCGGAGCATACTCTCCAGCTTTCGATGCTCGGCGAAGGTGGCGAAACGAAAAGCCTTTTTGACCATATCTTTCCGCGGCATGTCCACCCGATCTTCGGGTCTTTCGCGTCGTCTCTTGGTGCTGTTGAGAATACCGGCTGCAAGGTCCAAGCCAAATTGTATCTTGGCTTCTTTTGCGGTCTGGCTTGCATCTCTACCTTGCTTCATTAAATTCTTTGTCAGGTCGCGCAAGGCCCGCAGTTCAGCCAGGGTCATTGTCTTCCAAAACTTTTGCCTGAACGCCAGGATCGGATCTCCGGATCTTTCGTCTTTTCCGATCACCGTTATAAGATCGCCTGGTAGAATGATGGAAGCGCCGGAATCTTGCTGCTTCTGAATAAAATTAACAATGTTTTGTGCGGCAGCGGTATCGATTTGACCTGTCTTATTTTGTGCGCCGAACTCGTAGAAGTTCAGTAACGCTTTGACGTTGCCGACATAGTCGGCGGCAACACGCTTCGGGTCAATTTTCTGACGCTTCAGTTTATTCAGTTCCGTGCGTGCTTTTGCAACTTCCTCTTTTGCTTTCACCGCCCGACGGTGCAACTCAAAGTTCAGTATTTCTTTACGTTTCTCAACAAACGCTTTCTGAAAATCTTTGCGTGCAGCGGCCCGTTCAGCGGCCCGCGCTGCACGTCGGCTGGCACCAGCAAATTTATATTGCGACAACAGATCGCCGATTGGCTCCTCCGCGAACATTCGATCGGCAACAGCTTTTAAAAATGCGCGGCTTTGTTTTTCTTGGCCGGCCTCCCTGGCCAATGCGTCCAATTGAAGCTCGAGGCGCTCTGCCTGCTCCGCATTAAATAGCGCCGCCTCGCTTATGCTTCGCAGTGTGCCGTCTTCGGCGGGGTCCGCATACTCGGGTCGGTTCGCCATAATCTCAGTAGTGCGGCGTTCGATTTCATCTTCGGGGTACACGATAGTCCGCATGTCTGCCACCAGCTCTTCGCCGGTGTCGTAGCCCAAAGATGCTGCCATAGCTGCGGGGTCATGTGCGTCCTCTTCGCTCGAGGAGTATAGAGCTTTTCCGCTCTTGCCGTTTGCTCGAGGCAGTGCCTGGAGCTCCTCTTTTGTAAGACCGTAATCGA